AGATAATTCCTTACCTTCAACTTTATCGACTTTGCCGCCTAATAAAATATCTGTTTCATCTTCTGTGTAATAATCTAATAATATTGTATCAATTTCATCTTCTGTGTAATACATATCATCATGTTTATGCAATGATGTTTCACCACCATCTGTTAAGTCTGTAGCGTTTATATCTGATATATTATTTACTTCAGCATTTTCTTCAATTGCTGACAATTTATTTTTTTCTAATGTTGTATAATTTTCTTCGGTTCGAACATAATCAGCATCTATTACAGTATTAGCATCATAGGCTTGTACTATTACTCCAATATCAGCATCTTTTAAAATTGTAGAATCTTTCGGTTCGTAATCATCTGTTAAATCAACTGCACCAGTTTTCCCATCAACACTAAGTACAACATTGACTTCCGCTCCATCTTCAATTCCGCTTAATTTTAAACGTTCTGTATCAGTAAAAATTTTATTAGTAGTTCCTTCAACCATGTTAGTCATATCAAATACATCGTCATTAATATCGTTTGGGTCATAAACTGTTTTTGTCATTACAGTGTCAATAATTTCTTCAACGTCTGCAATTAATTGTGTCAATATCGGCAAATTATCGCTTGCCTCGATTGCACCTGTTTGTAAATCATCGTTAACCATGTAGTAAAATCCGACCGCATTGGTTAAACGTGCATCCGTATCATGCAATGCCACCTGACAATCAACCCTACCTGTTTGGGATAACACGCCAGACGGTAAAACAAGCTCGGCTGTGGTGGATGTTAGGACTGTTGCCTCTAATAGATACGCTGTATCGTCGGGCATTTTAAACGCAACAAACAAACGTAATTTGGTCATATCCTGCACTGTCGTAAATAACATTCTGCACGACGCATAATCTCCCTTAACAAATGTAGCAAGTTTGTAACTCACTGATTTGTCAAAATCGACTTTTAAGTTAAAATCTTTTGTGAACATAAAATCACCACCTTTTAATCCAATAACCCTAATCTATCTAATATAACCACAAGCTCTGCTCTAGTCGGCATTTTGTCGGGTCTAAACGTGCCATCATCGTAACCATTGACCACACCTTTTTCAACTGCTTTCTTAATGCTTGCTTCTGCCCAATGACCTGCAATATCTTTAAATTCCATTATATCCACTCCTATCACCATATAGTTTCCCAATTTACTATTATATCCAGTAGCTAAAATTTCTAAATTTATTGGTGCATAAATATCAAAATTTGCTGTTGTTTCTTTGCGATTTTTAGGGACTAAATCTAATCCATAATGCTCGTACAAACCATGTGCATATAAATCATTGTACCCTGGTTCTCTGTAAAAAGTAGTAATATAAGGTTCGGTTTTAAACAAATCATACGTCGCAAAATCGTACAGTATTGGCTCGCAAGGAATATATTTGCCCGTCTCAATATCGGAATAGGTAAAGAATCCATGTTCCCCATACACAAACGCCAAATCTAAATGACTGCCTGTTGACTCTCCTGTGTTCCCCATTCGTGCAATTCTCTGACCTTTCTTGACCTTGCCACCTGCAACATAAATATGGTCTAAATGCCCTAATCTACCAGTTAATTTATTAGTTTCCAAATCATCAATCCTTTCGGGTAGCACTGGAACACCAAATCCAAAACTTGTGTCAAATCCTTTTATGCCTGCATCTATGCTGATATGCTTTAAAATATTATAAATTTCCTGTTGTGTTTTCTTACCGTATCTCTGGATAATCAAAGCTATCATTCCAGCCAATACTGGTGCGGAAAAAGATGTGCCTTCCAAATGTCCATGTAGACAAGCAAAATCAATTGTATCGCCAATAGCGGAATAGTCTTCTCTGATAATGCGTTTATCTTTGTCAAGTTCAATAGCACCGATTGACAATCCGATGTCTTTGAATTTTCCAATGACACCTTTTAAACCGTCGACGCTATTTCCTGCACTCGATACAAGAATCACACCACACTTTGGGAACGCTTCGTAAAGTTCAATAGGGTAGCTTCCTGATTGTGATACGGTGATAATGTCATAGTTTCTTAGAAAATCGACGTAGATGGGCATATCAGCTAACGTAAACGATTTTTCCTCTGTGGTAATACTAAGGTATTCCGTTTGATTATTAACCGTGCTAAAACCAATCTGACACCAGTCAATTTGTGGTTCAGGTGCAACAAGTCTTATCATGTCAAAAGTATCTTTACCATGACCACTATATTTTTCAAGATTAAGTATCTTCACACCACTACCTTTAAGCCCTAAGGTGTGCCATCTAGACACACCATGAAAATCGAGTGTTTCTTGTTTCATTTGTTTGACTAAATCTTCGTATAGCAAATCAATCACCTCGTTTAAAAGTCCTTACAATGTTTTCAATAATAGAAGTGAGTTCTGGCATCACTACAAACGCTAAAAGCATCTTTGCCAAAACATCTTCCCCTACCCATCACAATTCAAATTTCTTCACAATACTTTCCATTGTGATTGCTGACCTTATCTCTTTTCCCTCTTTCCATGCTCTCAATAATCCCGAAAAAAGCTCCATCAATTCAACCATCATGATAAACACAATCAATTGCAAAATGCTTAAATTGTTTACAAATTCCATAACATTAAATTCCATCATCAATCATTCTCCTTTTCTTTATTTTCTGGTGCTGTCGGCATATCAACGATACATTTTATCATTCCATCGACTACTCCGTTAGCACCTAGTTTGTGATATTGTGTGTGCATATTGCAAATATTGTCTTTTTGCCAGATTGGACAATATCCTTTTTCTTTGTAGTAGTTGTACGATTTTATTATCTCATTCCTAAGGAGTGCCTGAGTGCCTTTTTTAATAGCTATTATCCTTGTTGCTAGTGTTGTGGTGATAGCTATTAATACACCAAATAACACCTGAACCCAATAATTCACTATAAATTCTGTCATTTATTCACCTCGCTAAATTAATAATCTGATTGATTTTTTAACACAATTACTAAGTATGTTACATTATCATAATTTCCGTTGTCTATAAAATCAAACGATGTTGCTGATTCACTAATTGTCACACTTCCGGTGGCACCAGTTGAACCGTATCTAGAGTATATAGATGTGTCGGAATTTTTATAAGACCAAGCTGAATAACTACCAGATGAATAAGAACAAACAACTAAATATTTTATATCGCCAAATGTTAAGCCGTCTGGCAAAGTTAAATTAATGTCGCTTAATGTTACATCCGCTTTTAATAGAGTTTCTCTTTTTGAAAAATCAACTGGCAACCCTATTCCCATGCCTGAAAATCTATTTTCTAACAACTAACTCACCACCCTCGACATTGTGTCAATTATTCCTGTGCTTAGGAATGTTAGCGTATATGTAATAGTTTTATAGAATACCTCACTTGAATCATAATAAGTTTCAACAACTGTCTGGTAAAACCCATTAGAATCTGGATTAGACGCTACATGCCTAATAGCTAACGTATCGTCATCCCTAGTATAATCTACTTGTGTTGGCTTATTATAAGCGTCTACTGATATAACCTCTTTTTGATACTTACTAAAATCATTTTCATTCTCAAATAATTTCTGCCCTGTTGTTTTACAGTATCCGCATACTGCTTCATCTAGTCTTTCATCTGCTATGTCACTGTCTAAAATAGTAGTATAACCATTAATTAATAAAACTTGAGCCAAGCTTAATTCATAAACCGAATCATCTCTAGTCAAAGATGGAGCAACTGGTGAAACTGCTGGCGTTCCTTGTAGAATCTCAGCACTAACCAATCTGTCGGTGTAGTCAACTCTCAGCACTACTCTGTCTATTCGTGGGTTTCCCGATATGTTATCTGCTACCACCAACGATACAGGTGTATCTACTTCAAATCCTATTCCTTGAATGAACACAATACCCTCATTCAACTGAACTGTTTTGTTAGGTGTTGAATTCTGTTCTACTGTAAACCCCTCAATTACACCATCCTCTAGTATATTCTTAAAATACTTTCTAAATACATCTGCACTGTATTTCCTATCTGCTCCAACACTATTGAAAGGAAATCCATAATCCGTCAAATTTGCCATCTATACCACATCCTTTTTTTATTAATATTTTATCACATAATTCAAAACGATGTAAGGTTGTAAATTATTGTGTGCTGTCCCACCACCTGTATTTCTGGTAGTTGTTGATAATGTTAAATCGTCGGTATCTTCACTGGCTGGTGCGACTATTCCACCGTCAGGCGTTGAGTCATTTGAAGCGGGTATGCCATGATTATGTGATGGCATCTCATCAATCGTCAAAGTATGTGTTTTCGCTCCACCTGTTTCTCCCAAAGCATCAAACTCTGTCTGTGCCGAATCCAAACCAACAATAACACTACCCTTTATATTTGGAACATTAAATGTTGTACTGCCATCACCTACGCCATAAGTTGTTCCTATTGCTGTGAATAAAGCAGCATATGTAACTCTATTTATAGCACTCCCGTCACACAATAACCATCCATCAGGAACAGAAGATGAAGCTATTGGAACGATTGCTGATACTAGCATGTCGAAAGCTGTCCCTGTTGTCATTCCTCTATTCGGCATCACTGTTGTACTATCTTTGATTAATTGTTTAATGCTCCTAGCCTGATTCCCAAAAGCCAACGATATTCTTTCACCTTTTTCATCTCTTGTAATATTAATTCCAACAATCTGCAATTCCTGTATCGTATTATCAAAACCAACTGAAACAACATCTCCCAAATCATAATCTATACCATAAACATATGGATTTCCATTCATTCTAATGTTTATTTCTATCGTTTCAATTTCATAATTGTTGGAATTCAATATCTGTTGTCCAAAATCATCAGCTAAATCACTTGAATCAATTTCAGAATTCACCAATCCTCTTTCTTTTCGTTCAATACCAATCTTGCTTTCATAGTCATAACTATATAAATCAACCTGACCTTGCATAAAAACAACATTCTTATAATTGGAACTCGAATTGTTTTTTTTTGCATCATCAACGTTGTATAATTTATTTGAAAACATAACGCTCGCCGTTAAATCTCTAGGTTCAATAATGTCAAATTTCAGCACTCCTGAATTAATAAATATCCTGTAACCATAATTGTCAACTGATAATATTCTATCAAGAACAACATCTAATGTCTCTAGATATCCCTCTATATTCTGAACCGTTCCTCTATCTTCATTGGCAACAATTTCTAAAATATCAATATCTCTATTTGAATCATCTGCATTTACACAATGCTTGTCCACTATATTCTTCACCAGAGCTTCAGAGTAATCATTTGTGAAGCTTTCAGTCATTACCCTATATGATAATATTGCTTCAATAGAAAAACCTCTCAGAATCAATCCTCTGCCCTCTGATGATTGATTTAATTCTCGCTCCACAATAATGCCAACATTATAATCATCCAAAGCTATGATATTTCCAATCTGTAAAAATTCTGTTCCGACTTTATTTTCACTTATTCGAATTTCAAAGCTTCCAGAACCTCTTAAATTTTTAGTGAAAGACAAATATTCATAGTTGGATAATAGACCAATTTGATTCAAACCATCGTCATATATGAAAATCATTCTATCACCTCATATTCCTCGCCTGCTTCCCATCCGTTACTATATAAGCTCATCCATCCATTCTTGAAATATAAAGTTGCTGAACTAGCTGAAGCATCGTCGCTCGAATATTTTAAAACATTAATTCCACGCCTTAGTTTCATGTTCAAATCATTATAAGTTGTGTCAATAATATTAAAAGCATTGCTTTCCACACCACTTTCAGTTATCAAAACTCTTGGATTTTCATAGCTTGTATCAATCAAAACACTATCCCCTGCAGCTATCGTTTTATTTAATTTCAATTTTTCTCCATATGTTACATTTTCTAAAACTGGATTTGTTGACAACCCATCAAACGTAACAATGATTGGAACACCAATATCTCCAACATTTGTTATTGGAAAACCATCTTCATAAATGATTCCAAACTCAAATTCATCACTAATTTCAAGCGGGAACTCAAACGTTTCCAATAAAGATGAAAAAACTGTTTCAGTATATTCTTCATCATAAAAGATTGGGTCTGGCATCATAAAAGTAACCATGAATTTCTGGAATCGAGCATCATAATTATCTGAATTTCTTCTCATTATAGGCGTCGCTTGCATGAATGCTTCTCCGCTTTTGGCATTGCCATTTATTTCAAAGTTTAAATTGAATGGCGTTAAATCATCTCCACCGATATATTCACCTTCAAAAAATCTTGAAACCTGTTTAATTCTTCTCTGAAATACCGCTTCAGTTTCTCCTGAAACAAATAATGTCAAGGCCATAACTCTTGAATCATATCTTTTCTGTATAACTGTATTTCCTCTTTGCTGATATCCTTGTTTTTTATTTAATACCATTCCAACATTTCCAAAATCTGATATGCTCAACAACCCAAACCGATTGTCACCACTTATAAAAACTAAAACATCTCCGTTAGGATTCGTTATCGTTAATTTATCCATCTCATCACATCCCCAATTCAAATGCAATTCTAGCATTATTTACCTTTAAAATTCTTTCAAGCTCTGAAGCATCAACAGTTGTGTTAGCATAAATAGTTGTAGAAAAATCATTTCCACCATTCAATCCATTCAAATCTGGAATAATTGTTCCATCTGTTCTCGGAATGAAAAGCTCTGGTCTTTTTTCTCCAACAATATAAGCTCGATTTGCTTCCACAAAACCACCATTTTCTCTGCTTCCAACATTTCCACCACTACTGACATCATTTCCAACCATGTTGCTAATTCCATCACCAATATTTCCACCAATATTCTTTAAAGCATCAAATGCTTTTTTCGCCCAT